CGCAGAAATGCGTATTTTGTGATTAAGACCGAATCAAGAGAAAATGGAAAACTCAAGAACCAAATGTTACAGTTACAGAGTAAGAGAGGATCGGGAAGAAAAAGAAAGATTAAGCATTTCTGGCAGCGGTGTCGGATGCTAGGAAAGAATGAGCAAGTGACAAGGTGCCAGGCAGCCAAACGCGGACGTCTCGGGAGCGACGGTTAAGTGGAGGAGTTACATCGCGCGCCCAAGAGAAGGGAATCCGGGACAAGCGAATGTAGAAAAGAGAATTAACATCCCCAAGACGGTGAAAAGTGAGGTGCTTGGGAGAATGGTCGCGCACGTGCATCTCAAGATGGGAAGGAATGAGAATGTAATTTGAACCAATCTGCACACCATCAGAGTTGAAGATGATGAGTGGACTGGCTGTGCGACCACTGTGATCAGAAAGAATAGGGTCAGGAGAAACGGAATGGAAACGTTGACTAGGACGGGGAGCAGGAGGAGGACTTCTGCGTCTAGGAGGAGGGGTCGGTGTTCTGGGAGGACGGACTGGAGGTGACGGTGTTCTGGGACGAGAAGGAGCAGGTCTAACTGGGGACGGTCTACGTCCTGGACCGGGATGGGGAGTGGAAGGAGGAGTACGAACTGGTTGAGGAGCGGGCGGGACAGTCCCAGTTCCAGGCCCAGTAGAACTGGCTGGGCCCTAAGACCACTTAACTGGAGCAACACCATGAAGGTGCAGCTGGAAAGTCACGTTTACCGTGACATCAGTTGAAGACCAAAGGAGGAGAGCGGGGGGTTCTCCAATCAAGGTCTTTGGTTTGATCTGGGAGGTAATGAATGGGATCATTGTCGGTCTAACAGTGGGTTCGTACAAAGTTGTCATTGCTGGGGCAGGGCATTGACCAATCCCAGGATTGGGATCAGCGTTGTCAGTAGGTTTGCCCCAGGAGTCGGGGATGATCGCACAATGAACTGTGCCACCACATTTTACAGTGATGTTGTCAACAGCAGCGAGAACGCGCGTGCTGATGTAGGTCTTGACAATTGATTCATCCACAAACTTGAGAAGGGTGTACTTGTCCTTACTCACTTTGACAGACGCTCCAAGAGGGATTGCGTCAGTGTGGATGGCACCAAGAGGGCCAACTGGTTGGTTGCCGTCAGAAGCGGACATTGTGATTGAGAATTAGAGGAAGAGTTGAAAGTATAGTAATAGTAAAAAGTAAATACAAACAATTAAGGCTTTTAGGGATAAAAGGCCAGAGAAAAATCTTAGATATTTGGAGAACTTTGGAACTTCGCTAGGAAGAGTTTAAGAGTTCTGGAGGGTAACAAGTAAATAGGTACATGAGACCAGCGAGAAAAATCGCCGATCCGAGAAAGATGAGGTACAAGAGATGAGTGACGAAAACAAAAATCCATCACCCACCTTTGCGCTTCAAGCGCAAGTGGGGGCAGATAGGTGAATAAAGGATCACCAATCTCATAAGCGAATTGGGCTTCAAGAAAATAATTATCTAAACATTTGTCAAGGTCGCCTCGCGCTTGGCGGTAGGCAATCTTGAGAGCTAAAAGTATGGGGTGACGAATCGCACCGCAAGGGTACAACAGCCAACCACAGAACTCAGGAATTTTAGAATAAGCAATTTTACCAACCAGGGTAAAATTGTGTGAAATACGATGCCAAGACCAATGTTCATTGAGACGACCGAAAAATAAAGAGTCGTCGCCGGAGAAACAGCAGGCCATGTTGGGATTGAAACGATAGCGCAGGGTCATGTAGGCCATGTTCCAAAAAGTGTTGAAATCGTAAGTTCCAAACTCGCCAGTGAAACGCATAACGGCCGTGAAGCCGAATTGCGTTCGCATGTTGAGTTTGATCCATTTGTAAATCTCGATCAGATCGATCGGGATGCCACAATAGGACATAAAGGCGAGCTCGAAGCTCAGGGTTTCTTCGGTACAAGACTGGTCATATGCGGTGAAATCGCAAGTGAAAGCCTCGTCACCGGTTGCATTTTCTTTTGACCACTCATTCATTTGAGCGATCGTCTTACCGCCGTGCAAATAGACAGTAGATGGTAAAGTTTTCTTTAGGACCTCACGCATGTAGCGAGCGATGGGTCCAAGCTCGAAGACGTTGATGTCAGGGCTGGTCACTAAGGTTTGACCAGCCTTTGCATCTTCGGCTAAGGGAACTATGGGGTCGGAGTCATTCCAACGTGCGGCGAAGGCAAGGGTTTCAGCCTTCGCTTTATGTTGGGATTTCACGAAACAACTCATCACATTTCTGGCCCAGTCAGGGTCAGATCTGTCTATATTGTTCCAGACAGTAGTGATGGGCTTGTCGAGCTTGCGTTCGACTGTATCAGAGATACATTTCGTGAAGAGTTCAGGATCGAACTCATGAGACTCGGGCAAGTTGAATTGTTTAGCGAAACTTGCAAAAATCGCTGGTCCAAGGGAGGACATGGAATTGAAACGGGTTTGATTCTTCTCTGGGTTCGAGAAGCGCAGTCGTTTCTTAACTGCGTTTGGAAGCAAGGTGGGATCCTTGCCAGCACTTTGGTGTGGGAATATGTTTTCAAGGTGATCGCGTGCTTCACGACCAGCCTTCACATCATCAAACTGAGCTCCCATGACTTCGTGCCAGTACTGTTCCCGAAGTTCTCTGCCTTTGGGGGGCTGAGACTCGGGCCAAAACTGGGGATGCGAAGCTGGTGGGAGATGTGTTCTTTGAGGTGGCTCGATAGGGAAAGATTCATTTAGAACCGGTTCGAGCTGATCCGGTTCACTGATGAGGGGCATCAGAGCTCGAAAAGCTGGAGGAAGCTCTTCAAGTCTTTGGAAAGACCAATTTGACAAGGCCTCTCCAACAGTTCTCAATTTTGAACCATACACGTGAACTGGTTTCGTGTCATGGAGCATCTGTAATTTTCGTAAAGCCGGGAACAGATAATACCGGTCGAGGGGGGCGTTGTAACCAAGAATGGGACCAAGGATAGGGTGACCACTGATGCTGTTAGCATCTATGGGAGCAGCGAAGGCGAAATGGAGATCTCGCTTCGTGCGGGTCACCGCTGTCCAGAGCATCTCAGCACCACATGCGAAAAAAGACGCATTGGTGAGGACAATCTGAACTCGGTCCCACTCCTTTCCTTGAGGGGAGGAGTAGGTGTAAACTTCTTGTCCCATCATTTGGGTGTATGATGAGGCATCGTTCATTGTGGGCACTAAGGTCTGCCACGATTTATCCTGGTGTAAATGATGGGACCAGGTAATCGAGCCGACCTCAGTCGAACGGGTGCATAGAGAAAGGCGTTGAGCCAAAAGTTGAGGTAATCTACGGGTGAAATTAATGTAAGGGGTTGAATTAGGTAAAACAGTCTGAATCGCGGTTGGAAGCAAATCTAAAGGAGTGGGTTCGCGACTGCCGGTTGAAAAAGGAGACTGGCAGACATCGCCTAGAGCGATGATTCGGGTAAGGTTAGAATTAAATAAACAAACAAAGTCGAGCCAGCCTGGAGGGCATTGGCTCAACTCATCAACAATGAGAAATTCGATCTCTAATCCGAGAAGAAGTTCGAAAGTCTTTAAGCAATAAGTAGAACTTGTGGGCAAGTTCAGCTTGGACTTCCAATCTTCGAGTAAGGCTACTCGAAAAAAAGCGAAATATGAACCTGGTAAATGTTTCAGGTTCTCTTTGTTGGACGCCCATTGTCTAGCTCGTTGTTGGATGGGCCAACTTTTGCCACAGCCTGGAGCGCCGTGAACAAAGAGCATGTCAATGGGTGTGCCGACAATGGAGTCGGACTTGAGAAGGTTTAGTATCGTGTCGGGGTGCATTTGAAGGTCTCGCATGACACGATTGAAAGCATTGCCGACCTCACCTTCACACCAAGCCTTGAAAAACGTGCGAGCACGTTTGGGATCTGGAGTCCAAGGGGTGAAAGGTAGGTCGTCAAATTGAAGAGACAGTAATCTTGAGGATCCGCCCCACAGCTCCACGAATTTTGATGACACTTGTTTTGTGTCGTAAATTTCGAGAGCAGAGTGGGAGGCGAAATTCCAATGAGCAGGATTATCGCCGTGAGCGGGGTACCAAGAGATAGTACCATCGGGTTTTTGGCAGGTTCCGATGATCCTGGGTGCACGAGCAGGTGCACCAGCTGGGTAGGTGATTTGAATGCACAATTTGTAATACAAGCAAATGACATGTGCATGGAAGGAGGACAAGCCTCGATCGTCTTTGTCAGTTTTGGCCAGATCTTCACCTGGGAAGGTGCGGCACAAAAAGTGCCAAATCTCTTGGGGAGATTTGTTAATGAATCGGGCCAATGACTTTAAAAGACAGTCATTGCGGGGGTAGGGAACATCGAATTTAAAACCTTTTGGAAGGTCCTCGTTCGGGAGTCTGGAATCAGGATTGATTTCGTCAGTAGTCTTGGCCAGGGGGAACTGGGGTTGACCAAAGACGATACCCTGAGGGTTCGTAGAAGTAACATTCGGCATCTGAATTGATTGGAGGCCGGGGTCATCTTGCAGACGATGGTAAGTCTGAATTGTCTCCTTCGGTGGAGGGAGAGCATAACGCACTGGAGGACCTCTATGGAGAGCCTGTAGGGCAGGCAAGAGATTCTCAACGGTGCAGTCAAGACGACGACAAAGTTTTGACACTTCATCATGTTTAAGAACCCTGGTGGGTATGAGACCAGGGGGAGGAACGGTTGGTGGTTCGATGTTTTGAACTTTTGGTTGGTGTTCAGTAACCGGAAGAGCAGTTGGATGCGGATGCTCAGGCAGTGGGGGGGAGCGTGGTGGAGGACTCAACCTATAGGAGGGGTCAAGAGTACTCTCAGTTAGACGACCAGCGGGACCGGTGTCGTCGTAATGGAAGGGACCGCTGTGACGGTCTAGCGGGAGCAGATCGAGTTTAGCGTCGACCCTCCATGTAGAGAGTTTGATGACCTCCTTGTGAACAGGGAGGGTGAGTAGTTTCATCACTAGCCAATATTTGGCCTGGCTTGGCATAAGCCAGTGAACGAATTTTAAAGGTAGAATTCGGATCAAAACCTTGAAGATAGCGATCTTCAGCGCAGGAATTATTCC